TGTCCAAAAAATGTATGGACAACCCGCAACTGACGATAATTTACAGTTATAATGTCAGCAACAGCATTCGTACTAGGTAACGGTGAATCACGTAGAGGGATAAAAATAGCCGAGATGCAGAAGCACGGTAAGGTTTATGCCTGCAATGGAGTCTATAGAACGGAGACGCCAGACTACCTAATTGCTGTAGATCCAAAAATGATACTGGAAATCGCTGAAGGTGACTACATGACCAAACATTCTGTATGGTCGAATTTTAATGCACAATACAATAAAAACGACAAGATATTGAATCATGTGCAGTGGTTTAAGCCTAGCCTAGGCTGGTCAAGTGGACCCACAGCACTTAGAATGGCTTTGGACCACGGACACACCGAGGTTTACATACTAGGTTTTGATTATCAAGGACATACTGTTAAAGATAAAGGCAATAGATTCAAATTCAACAACATTTTCAAGGACAGCCGAAACTATAAAAGGTCCAGAGACGATGCAACATTCTATGGAAACTGGATGAATCAAACAAAACGCTGTCTGTCCGACTTCAAAAACGTCAAATTTTATCGTGTGATACCTAAAGGATGGTTTCAACCCAAGGATTTAGACTGGAATCAAAACCTCACGCACATATCTATCGATGATTTCATACAAAAATTCGATATAAAAGTAGACAAATAAAAAAAGACACCTTTTTGCACCATTAATACCACCGTTTTTGCCGTTTTATCGTAAATATAAACACTTATAAGTACAAATCGAACGTTTTAAAAGGAGCACGTGTAATGACAAATAAGTTTGAACAATTACTAGAACTTTTAATCAACGAAGAACAAGACAAAGCGGAAGCATTATTCCACGAGATCGTTGTAGAGAAGTCTAGAGATATCTACGAAAATCTTGCAGATTCAGAAACAACAACTGAAGCAATGCAAGATAAAAAAGATAAAAAAGACATGAAAGAAGATGAAGTTTCAGAAGAAGCTACTACTGAAGCGATGAAAGACAAGAAAGACAAAGACATGAAAGAAGCGTCGGACGAGTCAGAATCAGCAGATGAGCAAGTTGAAGAAACTTCAGACGAAGCTAAAGACGAACAAGTCGACGAAGTTGTTGAATTAGAAGACGAAGCAACAGAGTCAGAGCAATCAGAACAATCAGATGAAGAGTCTATCGAAGAAGTTGGCGGCGACGCTACTGATGAATTGGTAAAAGACATCAGTGCAGACGAAGAAGGCGCTAGAGAGATGGACATGGACGGTGACAAAGCCGCTGATGACATGGGCAAAGACATGGATGCTGACGGTGATGACAAAGATGCTGAAGACATGGAAGACAGAGTAGTTGATTTAGAAGACGCTTTAGACGAACTAAAAGCAGAATTTGAAGCAATGATGGCAAAGAAAGACGGTGACGACGAAGATAAAGACGAAGCTGTTGAAATGCCAGCAGAAACTCCAGAAATGCCAGTTGAAGGTAAAATGTCTGACAAGAAAGACATGCAGAAAGAGGCAATGCACAAAGACAAAGGCATGAAGAAAGAGGCAATGCACAAAGACAAGAAAAAAATGGATGAATACAAAATCCAAAAAAGTGCAGACAACGCCGATCATGCTGACTCAAAAGGTTCACCAGTAAACTCTAAAGTGAAGAGTGCAGGCGGTTCAACACATAATATCGCTAAAGGTGGAGCAGATGAGAAAGGTCGACCGGCACCAACTGCTCAAAAAATGAGTGATTTTGAAAACTCTCCAGGCAAAGACAAAGGTACATCTTACAAAAAAGAGATGAAACCAATGACTGCGGACGGTTCAGAAAAATCAGCAAAAAGTCCAGTTAACGCAAAAGCGAACTAATTGAACTTTAGGAGTTTGGAATGTCACTATACCTTAGAGAACATCTAACTTACGATCAGGCCAGAGTACAGGTCTTACACGAGAATGACGGTAAGGATTTGTACATGAAAGGAATCTGTATTCAAGGAGGCATTAAGAACGCTAATCAAAGAGTATATCCAGTGAATGAAATTGGAAAAGCGGTTAAAACACTTAATGATCAGATCGGTTCAGGTTATTCTGTTCTTGGAGAAGTAGATCATCCAGATGATTTAAAAATTAATTTGGATCGTGTATCACATATGATTGAAAATATGTGGATGGACGGTCCAAATGGATACGGCAAACTTAAAATTTTGCCAACACCAATGGGTCAACTTGTCAAAACAATGTTGGAATCGGGTGTGAAACTTGGCGTGTCAAGTAGAGGAAGTGGAAACATTTCTGAATACGGTGGCGGCGAAGTGTCAGACTTTGAGATCATCACAGTTGATGTTGTGGCCCAACCTTCGGCACCGGGTGCTTACCCTACGCCAATTTACGAACACCTAATGAATACCAAGGGTGGTAACATGGCAAAGGGACTGGCGGCAGAAGTTAGAAATGATAGAAAAGCACAAAGGTATCTAAAAGATGCCCTAACAAACATAATAAAGGACCTAAAATAACATGATAGACGCAATATCAAAACTTGTTGAATCTGGAGCAATATCAGAAGATACTCAAAAGGCTATCCAAGATGCTTGGGAATCAAAAATCAAGGAAAACAAAGAGACTGTAGGTGCGGAACTACGTGAAGAGTTTGCAAAGAGATACGAACATGACAAAGCAAACATGATCGAGGCTATAGACAACATGATGACTGAGAAATTACAAGAAGAGATTTCAAAGTTTGTTGAAGATAGAAAAGCACTTGCACAAGAAAAAATCGCTTACAAAGAAAACGTAGGCAAACATTCTGGCAAATTGCAGGAATTCATAATGCAAAAATTATCAGAAGAGTTAAAAGAGTTACACACTGACCGAAAAGGTGTTCATGAAAACTTTAAGAAAATGGAAGAGTTCGTAGTAAACGCTCTTGCAAAAGAAATAAAAGAGTTCCATGAAGACAAAAAAGGCGTTGTGGAGACTAAAGTTAAACTAGTAGCAGAAGCTAAAAAACAAATGGCAAAGATGAAAGAGGCTTTCATTGCCAGATCTGCTAAAGTAGTAGAATCTGCTGTCAACAAAAAACTTGCTGAAGAAATTTCACAGTTGAAAGAAGACATCGAATCTGCTAGAGAAATTAACTTTGGTAAGAAAATATTCGAAGCGTTTGCTTCAGAGTATCAGAACTCATATCTAAATGAGAAATCTGAGACTTCGAAGCTGATGAAAGTTGTGGATGAAACTACACTTAAATTAAAAGACGCTGAGAAGGCTGTCGAAGAGAAACAAGCGGTGATTGAGTCCAAAGAAGCGGAAGCTAAAAGACAAGCGGACTTGATGGAACGCAAGGAAAAGATGGCTGAGATGCTCAAACCATTGGGCAAAGAACGGAGCGAAGTAATGGCACAACTACTTGAGAGTGTACAAACTAGCAAGTTGCAGACTTCATTCGACAAGTATCTACCTCACGTGATGTCGGACAAACCAGTTGCATCAACTAAACAAGTGATTAGTGAAGCAAGTGGCGACAGAGCAAAGAGAGAAGATGCTGATTTAACAAATATCCGTAAGTTGGCGGGTATCTAATAAACTAAAGGGGAAAAGATCAAATGTCAGAACTATTTGAATCTAAATGGGGCGAAACAAAAGCCGCATTAACTGAAGGTTTACAAGGCAACAAGAAAAAGACTATGGATGTAGTCTTAGAAAATACTAAGAAGTACTTGGCTGAGCAGGCGACTGCAGGTGCCACTTCTGCTGGTAACGTTGCTACGTTAAACCGTGTGATCCTTCCAGTGATACGTAGGGTAATGCCTACTGTAATCGCGAACGAGATCGTTGGTGTACAACCAATGACTGGTCCGGTTGGACAGATCCACACACTAAGAATAAGATATGCAGACACAGTAAGTTCAAACACAACTGCTGGTGAAGAAGCATTATCTCCATTCAAAATTGCGAAAGCATACTCTGGTAACCAGAACAACACAACTCCTAAAGCGGCTTCTACAGCATCTTTAGAAGGAACAGGTGGTAAGAGATTATCAATCCAGATCTTGAAACAACCGGTTGAAGCGAAATCTAGAAAATTATCAGCTAGATGGACGTTTGAAGCGGCTCAAGACGCACAAGCACAGCAAGGGATTGATGTAGAAGCAGAAATCATGGCGGCATTAGCACAAGAGATTACTGCTGA